TACTATCTTTGCAGTCCCAAAAACAAGGTTCGTTGGCCGAGTGGCTAGGCACCGGTCTGCAAAACCGATTACGGCGGTTCGAATCCGCCACGAACCTCATTTACCAAAAAGCTCACAGTCTTTTAGACTGTGAGCTTTTGCGTTTTGGCTATATACCAACTAATTACGAATACGACTCTATAAGGCATATAATTGAACTTTCGACCTAAATGTAGACCAATCAATACAAAAGCAGACCTATGATTACAATAAAATTATACCACAGAGCGGAAGGAAAAGACAAAACAACCGGATTCATATACGTGAGTTTCTATGTAAATCGCGAAAAAGAACATTTTTCGACTAAAGTTCAGTGTCTGGCTAAGCACTGGAATCCGGATAAAATGCGAATAAGTACTGCAGATAAGCAAGCATCTGATAAGAATCTGATATTGGAGAAGATTCTGGCTCGTGTAAACGACGTAATTGTGAAGTATCGCCTCCGGAATAAAGTATTGACCAGGGCAGCTTTTAAAAAGTCGTATAACCGGCCGGATGACTTTGATAATTTCTACGCTTTTTGTGATGAATACAAGCGTAAGTCAGTATCTAATCGTGTTGAAAGCGCTACGCTTGCCACTCATGCCACTGTATTAGAGAAACTGAAGGCTTACTCACCCGACTTGCATTTCGACGACATAACGCTTGATTTTGTGGCTGATTTCTATTCACATCTTCGAAAGAAGATAAAGAATAATGAGAATACAACCTATAAGAACTTATCGGTAGTTCGTAAATATGTGAAAGCAGCATGTAAGGCTGGATATATGGATGAAAATCCGTTTGACGACTTTCATATTTTACGAACAAAAGCAAATTACACCTATTTGGAGGAATCGGAGCTGCAAAAGCTATTGAAATTATACCGTGCCGGAGAACTGGAACTAAAGTTCTATAAAACACTTCAATTCTTCTTATACATGTGCTTCAGCTCGCAGCATGTTGGTGACGCTAAAGCAATGAAGATAGAACAGTTTACCAATGTTTCATTCACCTATTACAGAGTAAAACTAAGAAACTCAAAACCTGAACCGATAACGGTACCAATGTCTTTATCGCTCCGGAAGTTACTCGGTGAGATTGTTGGACATAGAAAAAAAGGATTAGTATTCGAGAATCTTCCGGCAGACCAAACCATGAATCGATTTTTGAAAGAGATTGTAAAAATGGATAAGGTAGAAATAAAAAAGGCGGTAACACACAAGACCGGTCGACATACATTTGCAACTTTCTATCTTGACAAAACAAAGGATCTAAATTCGCTCAGGGATATTCTAGGGCATTCTGATATACGTGAGACACTCATTTATGCACATGTGCTAGAAAAATCAAAAGAACGGAGCATTAATTGTTTCGACATCTTCAAATAATCATAAATCGCCGTACAATTGAACTTTTGTACGGCGATCTGTTTTACTCAAGCATTCGGTAGAATGTTCCTTTTAGTAATGAGGATCTACTTTTTTTTGTTTTTATATGTTCAATTGAAATTGGCATATAGTAAGCAGATTCAACATAGAATATACAATTTACATTACGATCCGGACGATCTTCAAAGTAAAATATATATTTCAGAGAGGGATCAATAAGTACTTCCGGACGGTAATCAGCTACTACACCATCATCACCTACTAGTCTCATTGTTTTAAATGCCGGAAGTGGATCAATAATTTCATAATAGACACCTCCATCCTCCCACTGAGGTAAATCAATATTTGAACATGGATAATTCACATAATTACGGATTAATGTACCACTATGACTTCCAGTAAATGACTTTTCTATCTTAAACCTTCCGGAATACATACACACTTCCAAATTACTTGAACGAACAATATCACCTTTATCACCTTCAATCATCTCAAATATAGTCTTATTTTCAACAAGCAAATAACTATTAGAACTCTCAGGCATTGTATAATGGACATTGAATGTAGAATTATTATCGGCATAATCAATAGCTTTTTGAGTTCCTTTATATATAGCTGAAGGAGTAAGATTTAGCGAAAGCACATTTTTTGACGAAGTTCCATAGTCGGCAAGTCTATTCACATTATATGAATAATAAACTATACCAGTTCCTGGGAACATTAATTGATAACCTGGAAATTCGTGTTTAGCTGAAGTATTTATCCAATCCCTTTTATCAGCCGTATTTCTTAAAATGTTTAATTTATCAGTAGTATATCCTTCCGGACGAATATTAAAAAATTCTTCGATAGTACATTTAGCTACAATATCATCTGCAAGTCGGTGATAACTGAAGTAATTACTTCCTGGCAAATTGTATGATATTTTTGTATATCCAAATTTAAACGCTGAAGAGTCATCCGACAGATCACGTTCAAAACCATTTATAGGAGTAATTTTGACCCGTTTTTTAGTAGCCATTTCAGTTTTCGTCCGCACAATAGACAATGTTTTTGTTTGCCCTAAAACAATAAAACTTACATTGAAAAAATCCTCAATTGCTTTTATAAATTCTCTGATTGTCATATCAGGCAAACAGTCAGCATATTTCAACGAATCAACCGGATTTACAAGATACATTCGTTGTGCACGTTCATCGGCCAACAAAACATTATCACCCATTGTATAACCAAGGAGTTCAGGAAGTTTTGTTATATAATACAATAGATAAGGTTGCATAACGATAAGCCCATCTGTTACTGCAGTGAGGTCTAAATTATATTCATTCAGTATTGAAGTACCAGCCTTAACCGGGCAACATACAAATTTATTCGTCCAATGCCAGTTATTAATCGAATCCAGTGCCCGTTCAACGGTAATTTCTAGTTCCTCACCCCAATTAAGAGTGTAGATTTTATCTTCACTCTTAGCCAGGTAATTCAGTTCTGAATTACCTGATAGAAATTGAAACGAAACATTTAAATCTGTAGGCTTTGAAATAGTCATAGTTCCGTAACGAGTTACACCATCCTCTACTATTTTTGCATTTGCAGATATAGTTATAGAAGTATTTGCTAATCTATCGATCATCCCGAATGCTATTTTATTCTGTGCCACTTCTAATGATACAGTCATATCCAGTGTAAAATCACCTTCATTATTTATTTCAGGATTGTTTTCAATCCATGTAAACGAAAAATCATCCGGTAAAATTACCTCATTATATAATCCTTCGTTTTCAATATAAAATTCAATCATGGTTTTGAATTATTTAAAAGGGTTTCATACTCTTTAATTTTTTGAACTAAGCCATCACTCCCATGTAAATAAATTGGAGCCTTTGCATTAATTCCTTTATCTAGGTGATCATTCAACCGGTTAAGCGAATTAGCTACATCTGACAAATATTGTGCAGTTGGATCATCAGAATATTTTGGTGATAACGGCGTATTAGAATTACGATATCCGCCATCATAGTATCCTGGAGATAATCGTAAGGCTTTCGATATATCTGCCCTAGTAAGACTGGAAGCTGTACCCAATTTCTGTGCACTATCAATCAGATCAAGTACTGGTCGAATCTCACGGTTACGGGTAGTTTTATGAGTAGCAATAAACTCATCACCGTGATATGGCTGTCCATCAGGGAAAACACCACGAACCTCTCGAGGATCAGTTCCACCAGTATAGCCTTCCGGTGTGTGGTAACCACCATCGTAGTATCCTTCTTTTGCTGCTTCACGTGCTGACTCAGCCACGGCAATTTGAGACGCACCATATGCAACTGCAGCACCGGCAGCAATACCACCCAATATAGGACCACCAATTTTAGACATAGCTGCAAATGAATTAATAGCAGCAACTGCAGTTGTAGCAATTATCTGTGCAACCTGAAGCGCAAATTCAGCATCGGCATTTTTAGCCCTTATAGAGGCAAGTTCTTTGTTTTTTTGAGCCTCTATTTTAGTAGTATCTTTGCCGGCTTTTTGTGCAGCATCAATTTGTTTTTGATACTTTGTCTCTATCGATTTTTCTTCGGCCGACTGGAATCCCTGCAGAGCATTTGAGAACACTCCTGAAATATCCGAGATAGCACCTGCAGTATCTTTGAAGTTTTTTGTATTTACTTCGAATTCTTCTGCAGCTAAAATCCTGCGAACCTTAGTGGCATCCTTTTCAGATACTAGCCCTTTATTTACATACTCTTGCAGAATTTTAAGTTCAGTTTCTTTCTGCAGTTTAAATCTACTAAGTTCATCAAGACCATACTTTTCCTTGAATGATGATATTAATTGATACGTTGTTTCTGAGTTATCAATTAACTTCTGATTGATCTGCTTAGTAATTTTGTCAATTTCATCTGCAGATAATCCTTGTATTGCAAGCTTACGCCTCATAAAACTCAACTCCAGGGAAATCATTTTATCTTTATAGATCTGTTCACTCATTTGAGTGGTCAACCGTTCATCTGCCAACATTTTTTCAGCATCTTGTTGCTCTTTATCAAGATTTTTCAACTCTACAACAGCCTGTTTTGTTGACAGCTTACGCATTGCCTCATTGTGTTGCTCTTCTAAAATACGTAACGTTTCCAACTGATCAGCCGTCATTTTTTCTTTATCAACACCAAAAAGACCTAATTCACGAAGGCGATTAGAATATGATTGATTTTCCGATTTAATCGGATCAGCGTCCAATAGTATTTTCTTGATCTTGTTATTTTGCTCAATCTGTCTATCTAGTGCCTTTTTATCAATTTCAGCAATTTGTTTATTCAGATCCAATTTTAGACCGGGATCCGTAATTACTTTCAACAACTCCTGAAGCTTTTTCTTACGCAAACTATCATAGTTATCCTGTTGATCCAATAACTGTTGATTATAATCGTATTCGGTTTTAATGTCACCATCAATATACTGTTGTTTAATAGCAGCTATTTTTTTCAGGTTATCATTTTCAAGTTCCTGCATAGCCTGGTCAATCTTCTTTTTTTGTACTGCAGTTTTATCAGGCGATGAAGTTCCTCCGGATGTAGAAGGGGTATCTGATGTAGGCTTATTCGCTTTCTCCAACTTCTTTGTTTCAATATATTTCAATTGAGCATATTTAAAGGCAGCATTTGCTTCAGCTACTTGTTTATTGTAAAAATTCCATTCCGATGAACCTTTTTCAGAGTTATCTCTTAGTTCTGATTTCAGTTTCATCATTTTTTTGGCCTCATTCATTAATCCATCATAATATCCTGAAGTATTCATTCGTTTTACTTCTTCGTCATTTTTGGCGGCATTCGCACGAAAAGTGGATGAAGCATTTTCGTAGCTTTTTATATTAGCAGATAATTGGCGATCTTCATCTTCCAATGCTTTTATTTTTGCCTCATTGTCATTCTGTGGTTGTGATCGAAGTTTATTCAATTCGTTTTGAATTTCAATCTGACGTTGCATGGCTTTCACCGAAGCTTGCTCGTAAGCCTGACTTTTTGAGTTGAGCGCCACAGAACGTAACTTTAGGTCATATTGCTCATTTACATCGGCCAGTGCCTGTGCAAGCAATTCATTAGTTACTTTTTCTTTATCAATAAAGGAAATGAAGCCGGGATATTTAGCGTTTAGTTCGTCAATTAATCGGTTACGAGTGGCCTGATTATCATTAGTATTTATAATTGCTGTAACTAAGCCGGTCAACTGAGCCTTTTCTTCCATGACAGCTTTTGAGTTTTCAGCAAAATTATTACGGTAATCTTCCATCACACCGTTGGCTATTTTCTGCGCTTCAGTAAGCTCATTAGCTTTATTCAAATACGAAATCAAATAAACAGTAGCAATAGCAATAGCAGCTGCAACCAATCCCCATATATTTTTCATCATAGAGGCATTGAGCTCATTTTGAGCAGCCAATAATCGAAGTTCGGCAATTGTAGCCTGTCCGGTCAATGCAATACGAGTACGAAGAGCTACAATTTTTAGATAATCAGCTACCTTTTCAATTACTGCTAAAGCTAATCTAGCCTTAGTAGCCATGTTTGACAAATTTACAACAGTGAGATAAGCTGTTAATCCGGCTACGAATGCAACTATACTAACCTTGTTTTCTTTCAAAAACGTAGGTAATTGCATCAGCAATTTCATAAAGTTAGTTCCGAAATTAGTAGCCTTTAGCATGGCAGGGTTTAGATTCTTCACCAGTTCCATTCCCAACTCATTGAAACGGTTCTGTGCTTGGGCCATTTGTGCCGTAATGGTTGATGTCTGAATTCTTGCCTGACGCATAGCTACATCGGTACCGGTTACCGAAACACGTAGTTTATCATAAGCATCTACATTTTGAAGAAGAATAGTTCCTGCAGTAACATTTTCGGCTCCAAATATCTTTTGCAAAAGTGCATCACGTTGTAACGCATTTGCTTTTTTATCCATTTGCTTATTGACTTCAATAATGGCATCACGCACATTAAACTGACCTGAAGCATAACCAACTCCGGCTTCTTTCAATTTCAATAATGCACCACGAAGTTTTGTACCGGCTTCCTCTCCTACCAGTTGTTTGCTGGCTAGTACCTCAAGCATGGCCACAGTATCTTCCATGGTCATATTACTATCGTTGGCTACTGTACCAACGTTCTTAAGCGATCCGGCTAAGCTGTCAGCTTCAGCAGATCCTTCCAATGAACCGGCTGCAATGGAATTGATAATACGAGTAGCATCTTTACCCGTAAGGTTGAACTGATTCATAGAAGCAGTGACCACTTCGAATGCCGTTTCGACTGGAACTCCGGTGGCCGCCAATGTCAATGCTTGTTTAGTCACATCGGCCATAGCCTCTTTGTTTTTCAATAGTTCCGGACGCTTGGATCCGATAACGGTGAAACCGTCCATGATTTCTTTGGAAGTAGCTGTGATGCGTACGCCCGCCTCGGTGGTAGTAGTACTAAGTTCTTTGGCATACTGACGCATCCAAGCCACCGATTTATCATCTAGTCCGGTAATGGCTTTCAGGTTAGCGGAACTTTGCTCAAGCTCATTCCGCATATCCATGAACTTTTTAAGTCCAAGCGTCAATCCGGTAACAGCTGCAAGACCGGCTGTAAAAATGGCGAAGTACTTATTAAACCCGTTTGCTAGTCTTGAAAAACCGCCTTCAGTATTTTTCGAATACTTATCGGCAGCTTTCTCCATATTGCTATATTCCTTGGCAATTTGTTTCTGATAATCTTTATGTTCAACGAGTAATGACTTCAGGTATTCAATTTTCTTTGCATGAGCTACATAGTTATCAGCTCCCATGGTCATTTTTGACTGTTCATTCGTTAGCTTTTTCATTTCTCCGGATATTGCCTTCACAGAGTTAGCTACCTCTTTACCATCGATATAAATCGAGACGCCACGTTTTGCTATTTTATCAGCCATTTTTGCTCGTTTTTTGAATTAAAAATTTATCAATTTTCTCAAGTATTTGATTCATGGCCATATCACCATAAAACTCCTGAACTATATCAGCAACTTGTACCAGACCGGTTCGGATTTCTACATCAAACCAATCATCCGCTGACCGCTTAAATCCGGTACTTAGATCTATTTTTGATTTAGGGTTATGACTACCACGAATGACAGAATTACCTTGACGAATATATCCACGACCAACCCCATAATGACGAAATACCCCACGACGGAGAAAATTGAAATTGATAGTAGAAATATGTCCGAAATTCCTTTTATATGAATTTGAAAGAGTAGAAGCCAATTCACCGGAAGCCTTTGGAGCATTGCCGGCCATCTTCGACCTGGTTGTTACGGTCCATGACTTTATACGGTCATTGAACTCCTCTACTGTCATTATTTTTGGCGTACTATTTTCCATATAAATATTATTTTACGATACAAATTTCGTCAGATTACCACCTTTTTAAAAGGACATAAAAAACAGAATGCCCGACTTTCACAAGCCCGGCATTCTTCCTCTTTTAAAAATCTATACTATGTAAAAAAAACAAAAACTATGACTTAACCCTAAATATCTTCAGGACAAAAACAAACAATTTCGAAAAAGCACCAAATTTTACAAGTAAACCAATAGCCACCGGTATACACATACCGGCCAAGAACCATCTCCACCAGGTTACTGAAGTTGTTTCCTTATTACTGACCTCACTGACAAGTTTTGCATTCTCTGACTGTAGTAGCTTAATGCTTGCTTCCAATTGTGACGTATAAGCCGCGTCGGAAGTTGTTTTTTCTTTCGAATTGTCCAAATATTCAGTATCTTTTTGGGACAATCTTTTACTAGTCGTAATCGTTTCAGATTTCACCGGTGGTTTATAAGTACCAATAACAATAGGCTTATCGGTGTCGTATTCTGTGATACGCGTTTCCAATGCATTAGTTTCATTTTCTATTTGCATTAACGATTTGTCCGTAATTTTTTCAGTTTTGTCCGTAACTTTTAGGCTTTCGGTTTTCGACTGATCGGTTTTTGAATCCACACTGGAAGCAACCGATTCGATTACTTTGGCTTTCTCCACTTTTTTAGTGCTGGAGCAACCCGAGAAAACGATTACAAACAATAGTAGCATTGCACTTATCCACATGCTGAAGAATGAGACAAGAAAGGGTTTTAGTATTTTTTTCATGATCTATTTGAATTTTAAATAAGCATTTGCTAGAGTAATATCATACGGTTCTCGCTTCCAAATTATAGCCATTTCTTTGTATTTAGCTCCATTGTAAAGCGTTGCTACAATATGCCAGTTATGAGCAATAATAGCAGCTTTCAACTCCTTATCGGTGTCGATAAACTTGCAGATCTGCCAAATTTGGCGATCGATTCCTTTCTTTGCATCGTCCCACATGGCGTTTACACTTTCATAACCAAGGCGTTTCCAGTGCAAACCTAGTATTTGACCAATGCCAATACTTGTGGCTTCCATGGCTGCCGTTTTGTTCTTGCTGAATGCGTCATTAAAGGCCAACCATTCTTTGCGTTGAACTTCAACCTTATTAAGCGACCATGCTCCGGAAGGTGCATAAGGTGCACGCTTTCTGTACCAGCTAGGTTCAAATTGAATAATAATTTTACCTGTTACATCGTCGAAGCCTTTTCCTCCTGTTTCGGCCGATAGAAATGCCATTACTGCTGGTGATTCAATTTTGAAACTTGCAGCTTCATTCCAAACTAGAGGTAGCAATTCTTTCATTTTGTATCCTCCTTATCTTTTAATATCGACAAATCAATATCTAAATGGCGTTCAGTTTTATCCACCATGAACTTTTGAGCAATTGCAGCCCATTTCGAACCATTACATGAACTTGCATTTTCGGTTATTGACCAGAACTGAATGCCGCAAAATACCAATGCCGTGTAATTAGCTAGATAGAGATTTGAATACATAGTAAGTATGTATTTCTCAATCACAAATGCAAGTACTATGGCAGCCATTGCTAATACTCCAGTGGTAAACGCCTTAAATAGTTTATTACTCTTTACTTTAGCATTTGTATTATGACCAGCTTTCTTCATGCGTTTTGCTAAATCCCTTGCCGACCAACAGTCGAAAATAATAAAGACAACGCAAATAAGTATAAATGGGAATGTCGGCTTAATCATAACCAGGAAACCACCGGCCATGCTCAGCGACCATTTTGCAAAATTCACTAAGTTTCGAAATAACCAATCCAGTAATAATTGAAATAAACTTTTCATAATGTGTGTATTTTAAATTTATAAATCTGCAATAATATTAGTAAACTCATTCCAATATGGTGCAGCTTGATAGGATGCTAGTGATCCTACTGCTACGTGAAGTGGTATTGTTTTATTTACATTATAAAATGTATTTGAAAATATAATTTGTGGAGTTGATCTCATATTGTTAATTAATATCAGCCCTACACAATTGTAAAATGCTAAATCTCCAATGGAAATAACTGAATTTGGTATTGTCAAATTTCCATTAAATCCAGTACACCCAATAAATGCAAGATTTCCGATTGAAGTAACTGAACTCGGAATTGTCAAATTTCCAGTTAATCCAGAACAAGTATAAAAAGCAGAATTTCCAATTGAAGTAACTGAATTTGGAATTGTAAGATTACCAATAAACCCTATACATCCTGAAAATGCTGCGTCTCCAATCGAAGTAACTGAACTCGGTATTATCAAATTACCAGTTAATCCAGAACAATTCTGAAATGTATTATTTCTAATTAATGTAATTGAATTCGGAATTGTCAAATTACCAGTTAATCCATAACAGTTGTAAAATGCTGAATCTCCAATTGAAGTAACTGAACTAGGTATTATTAAATTTCCAATTAACTCAGAACAATTATAAAAGGCTAAATTCCCAATGGAAACAACTGAATTTGGTATTGTTAAATTTCCATTAAATCCAGTACATCCAATAAATGCAAGATTCCCGATTGAAGTAACCGAACTCGGTATTATCAAATTACCAGTTAATTTTGAACAAGTATAAAAAGCAGAATTCCCAATGGAAACAACTGAATTTGGTATTGTCAAATTTCCATTAAATCCAGTACATCCTGCGAATGCTGCATCTCCAATCGAAGTAACTGAACTCGGTATTATCAAATTACCAGTTAATCCAGAACAATTCTGAAATGTACTATTTCTAATTAATGTAACTGAATTTGGAATTATTAAATTACCAGTTAATTTTGAACAATTGCAAAATGCAAAATTTCCAATTGAAGTAACTGAAATAGGGATTATTAAATTACCATTAAATCCTGTACAGTCTTGAAATGCAATGTTTGCAATTGTAGTAACTGAACTTGGTATTATCAAATCCCCAATTAATCCGGAACAATTTATAAATGAAACATATCCAATTGTAGTAACTGAACTCGGAATTGTCAAATTACCAGTTAATCCATAACAGTTGTAAAA